AATCATTTTCTGAAATTTTTACAACGTGAATCACTGCTTCCGCATCATCTAATGAGGTAGCTGTATACGGAACGACTAGATCATCTGCAGGTATAAATTTTGATACGGCTCTTCCTAAAAGATCGTCATAATAAACTTTCTTAAAAGTAGAGCCGCTGAGAGGTAAATGGAATAACATTTGATCAAATTCAGGTTCGTATTCTTTCATTTGATCCATTAACTGATAGTTCATAAAATCTTTAACTCTTTGTGATTGAGCTTCTTTAGCTGGATTAGATACTCCTAAAATTTGAGTTCTAACTGGACCATCTGCTGGTAATAATTCTTTGTAAGCTAATGCTTGAAACTGTGTAACTGCTTCAGCTAAAACTGGGTGAGTGGCACCTGATGCTCCTTGAAATGGTTCGTTACGATTGTCATATTTAAATCCTAATAGATCTAAACCATTCGTATAAGAACTTTCCCAATCTTTTCTAGACATTTTATAGTCTGTATAATTTTGTCTTAATTGAATTCCAACTGGATCTAAAACTTCTTCTGGAAGTATATCTGCTAAGTTATCAAAGTGAGTGGTTGACTGTGCTTGGTTCACGGCCCTTGGATCAAAATTTACTGTAGCACCACCTTCTTCATCAGGTGTTACTTCTACTGGTTGTTGTGGTTGTTGCTCCGTAATGTCAACATCAGTCATTTCCTTTGCGCCAGGAACTTTTATTTCATGTCGAACGTTAGGGAGTGATTTATCTATATCTGCCATTTATACTCCTAGTAATAACTACCATATTTTTTCAAAGAAGCCAAGCCTTGTGATTGAGGTCCTGATTCAGGTGGAATAGCGCTTGGTTTACGTATTCCAGCTATGCCTCCGCCTGCGAATCTAGTATAGGGTCCATATTTTCTAGCAGCTTCATCCATTTCCTCTTTTGCTTTTTTTTCAGCAAGCATTCTTCTAGTTTCCTCTGCTTCCATTTTGCCTAATTGACTTGCATATTTAATTGGTAAATCAGAATAAGCATCTTCTGGTTCTCTAACATCTGCTGTTGTAAAATATCTATTAAAAAGTTCTGGTCTTCCTGCTTCATACGCAGCATGTTTTAATTGTTTCCAATAAGGTTGGCCCCTTTGTGCAATATGTTGTTTAAGATTGGTGATAGGCTGTCCTCCTTTAAAAGGAGCTACTTCTCCAGGTTTCATTGCAAAGTCCCACGGTAGTCCAAGTGCAATGTTCATGCCGTGACCACCATATTCTTTCATATCTAAACCTTTATCTGTTTTTTCTGTAACATCTTTTATTAAATAATCTTGTAAAGCACTTTTACCTTTTGCTTCTCCCCAAACATCAAATTTACCTTCTTCATCAAAATAACCTTTGTAGCCTACCAAAATTAAATTCATTTTATCTTCAGTAGCTTTTATTTTATTTTCAAGATCGTTTCTCTGCTTTAAAGCAAGTTCTTTTCTATCTTGAGGAATACTTGGTCTTTCAATTATATTGTATTGTTCTTTTTTTAAATCAACTAAATCTTCGTTAAGATCTTGGTTCTCAAACCATGTATTAATATAATTTTCATTATCTTTTAAATGTTTTAGATATTTATAAGATTCAGGACTACCTGCTTTTATTTCATCCATTTTATCTTTACCATAACCAAACAATCCAAGTGTTGTTGCTCTTTTAGCTGCTTCTTTATCTCCTGCTAACATGTGAGGAAGTGCAAAAGCTAATTCAATTGGAATATCAATTGGTCCTAAAAACCAACCAGCTGTTCTTGCAAGTTTTCCAAACTTTCCAAATTTTTCTAAAGAAACTTTATTTCCTTTTAAACCTTTTTTCTGTTCTTCTTCAAGAACTCCTCTAATACAAGTATCAACTCCTCCTCCACCTTGAAGTTTAACTCTTCCACCTCTGCTTAGACATTTATCAATGTTGAAGCCAGCTGCTTTAGCAAACTTTTCAAAATCAGATTTTTCCCATGTTCCAATTTTTTTAGTAACAAATTTTTCTATATCTGCTTTAGATTCAAAACCTGGACCACCTAATCTTTTTCCATCTACTTTAATTGTTACACCATAATTTTTTAATCGTTTATCTAAAGTATCATAATCAATCGGTAAGTTCTTTTTCTTTAACTCAGCAATTTCAACATTGACTTTTTGTGCTTCTTTATTTGCAACATTAGTTACTAATTGAATATCAGCATCAGGAGAAATTTTTACTCCTTTAACATGGTGTTTATGAAAAGTTGTTAATCCTTTTTTAATATTTTTAATATCTACATCGTTATTTAGTAAATAAGCTGTTAAACGCTCTAACGTTAATCCATCTATATTTTTAACCCCACCTTTAGCTAATAAATCTGTAATAGCTTGACTTGGAGCTACTCTAGTTTCTTTTACAATACTTACTAATTTATTAACTCTATCGTAACCTGGATGAGCTGTTGTAATATGTTTACCATTATATTTAGTTGCATTTGTTTTAGAACTAAACCATTTAGTACCATCAGGAGCTTCAAAGCCTATAATTTTTTCCATTTTTGATTTAGGCATTACTTGTTTAATAGGTTTGTATCCAGCTCTCTTATATGATTCTAAAATCCAACCATCTGGAGCGCCAACATTATAAGCTCTATCCCACGCACCCCCTTCGACAAATCTTCTTATAGATTCATATAGCGCTTTAGATTCTCCTCTGCCTCCAGCAGAAACTCCATATTTTCCTTTTTTAAAGTCTATAATATCTCCATAAGCTTCTTCAATATGGGCTTTCGCTATATCTGAAAGTTCTCCATGATATTGACCCAATGTCTGAGATCCTAACGCCTTTGTATTAAACTTAGTGTCTTTTAATCTATTTGTAATTATTGATTCACTAATCTGCTGATCTTTAGGTAAATTTTTATTTATTTCTTTAACAGCTTTTTCTACATTTATTTTTGAACCTGGCTCTTGTAAATCAAAAAAATTTTTAATGGCTGTATTTTTAGTAGCTATATCTCCACCTAATCTTGAACCACTGGTAATAGTAAATTCATTTATATATTTATTTAAAATTTTTTGATTGTTACCGCTGCTTTTTACATCTGCAGCATTATATAATTCTCCTTTAGTTCTAAAGGTTGTCTTTTTATTTTTAATTTGATCCTTTATCCACTTTTCAAAATTTTTTCCTTCACCAAAAGGAATCCGTCCACCATCAGCAAAATTTTCTTTTGCGTATATTGGATAAAATTTCCTAAAAGGTATAATTGGAGTTCTTTGTTTACCACTATAATAGTGTTTTTTATATTCTTTATATGCTTTTAATACTTCTTGAGTTTTGTCTCCTCTGTATCCAGGTCTCGATCCATCAACCGATGGTGTTACTAGTTGGCCATCGTTGTAGCCAACTCTTCCACCAATAGCATGTTTCTTTTTGCCTTCAAAAAGTTCAGCTATGTTTGCTTTGTTCATTTCATCAATATTGCTAGCCATTTGATCAGCAGGAGATAAAGGTTCTTTAATATTAGGATCAATGCTCTGTTGAATTTCTCTAGTTTGACCTCTTTCTAAGACAGTATGATAATCATCCCCATATCGTGTTTCTGCCCACTCTGGAAAAACAATTGCTCTTGTTTTATCTGCAAGAGCAGGACGAGTTTGATCCCATCTTTTAATATCTTTATACATTTCATAATCTGTAAGTTTGTAGTATTCATCTATTAAATCTACAAAAGTATCATCTGAATAATTTGTTTTAGCCATTTGATCTTGAACAATTTTTAATTTTTTTTGTTTTACAATATCACTTGCATCAATACCTGATTTACGAAGGGCTTCCCATTTATCCATACCTTTTTTAATATATTCTTCTTTTAATTTTCTTGCTATTGATCCTTCTTGAAGTCCTGATTTACCTTTGTATAAAAGTTTCCATAGAAAGCCACCACCAGCAAGTCCGATCCGTGGTTCCTGGGTCGTGATTCGTGGCTCTTGGTGCATTTGTTTAAATTCATCAAACGCGCCTTTAGAATCAGCGGGTCTAGTCTTAATATAATTTTCCCAGAACTTATCCATTATTCACCTAACATTTTAGCAAGGCCGCCTGATGCGTTTAGCTTACGACCTTTGGTTTTTAAATTTTTAAGAATAAATTCTCCTTGTAAAATATCTTTATCGGTCACGCTAGAAGGAACGGGGGATTTAAAAGATTTTTCTAAATGTTCAAATATAGGCGCCGCGTGTGGACTGCCCTTTTTACCTTCTTCTATATTTTTTAAAAATCGTTGTCTTGTTTTTGCCATTTCAACCCAATTCTCAAACATTTCTATTCTAGATTCTTTCATTTTTTCAAAATCTGCTTTTGATATAATTTTTCTAACTTCTTCAGGAAGCATTTTATAATTTGTTACTGCTAAATAAGTAGAAGGAGGAACTCCTTTTTCTTTTGCCAAGTTTTTAATAATTGTTTTATAAATTCCACCACCCCAAAGAAAACCTACTCTGCCATCAACAATGCCACCTGATGCATAACCATCATAATCTGGTGGTTCTGGTAAAAGTTGGTCTTGTTCACCTAAATCACTATTTATTTCATTAACTCGTTTTCGTTTTTGTTCAGCTATTTTTAATTCTTTTTTGCTTAAAGCTTTATTAGTTCCAAACTGCTTTAATGTACTTGTATCAGACATTAAATCTTTAACTTCATTTACCCTGTTTTCACCGTCAAAAGTTATATCTTTAAAATCGCCTTTTGTGCCTTGTGGCCATGGTTCTGATGCTTCAAATGTAGATTCTGTTTTTTGAGCTTTATTTGGTAGCCACGGACCTTTTGGATTTTTAGGATCCATATGCTGTGCTAATATTGGTTCTACTTCTTCAGCTGCTCTATATTCTAAGTGAATTGTATCTTGAGGTGCGCCACCCATATTTTCAGCAGTTTCATATTCAACTCTAATAGATTGATCATCTAAAGTTTGATAAACTCTTACTGTTTTCCCTTCACCTAATTTTTTAGAATGAACTATTTGCCTGTCAAGAAATGCTCCACCTTTATTAGGCGGTAGGTTAGTTATATCTTCACCTTCTTTAATAACTCTATTTACAAGAGGCTTGAACCATGGTGGCATGCCTGCTGCATTATGAATTGGAATTTGAGTTAGATCTGCAACTTTAGCTGCAGGTTTTGCAAATTTAAAAAATTTACCAACAACTGGTAATGCTGCAAGACCTCCCATTATTTTTAAAAAATTTCTTCTAGACATTTTTGGTCCTTTGCCTTCTGAAAATCCAATACGTCCGCCGTCTGCAAACTGTGGAATTTCTCCTGTTTGTAATAATTTTATAATATGAATCATTTCATCTGGATCTATGTCGTCAAAATCCATATCTAATATTTGTAGCCATTCATTTGGACCTTTTGGTACTTTACCCTCTTTTAACGGAATCCTATGATCTTCGTCCTGGTATGTTGGTTCACCTAACATACCTGCGAGTCCACCGTATTCATGAGGTTTACGTCCATTTTTCTTAAAAAACATCTCAGAATCATTCATAAATTTTTCATTACCGTGTTTAAGTCTATATTCAACCATATCTAAAAAATCTTTTCTTTGATCTTTAGAAAGAGTTACAAATCTTTCATCAGCTTGATTAATACCTTTTTTTAAAAAAGTATTTATATCATCGTCTGTATTAGCAATAATTCTACCAAACCATTCTTTTTTTAATTCTTTATAATCATCGACAGGCATACTTCTCTCAACTACTTTAGGAGTAGCTTTTGTTTTTTTAATTGCTTTTTCAAGTTGTTTTTCAAATAAATCCCCCAAACCTCTTGTGGTTTGAATTCCACCTATTATTTCTGTTTCAGGTGGTCGAGACTGTGATTTAGTCCAATCTGTAATTTTATCTTTTGGGAATTCAATAACTTGACCTTTTCCTGATTGTTGAGCAGCTTTAAATTTAAGCTGTAACATTTCTAAGGCATTGGGTAATCTGCCATTTGTTTTGATAAATATTTCTATTAATTTTTTAAGCATTAATAATAACTTCTTTTCCTAGGCGCTCGTTTTTCTTCTACATAGTCTTCGGGGTGCTTGATTAATCCGCCCTGCCTGAAGCGCATAACAGCCATAGTTGTTGCATCAACTAAGTCATCATGATCACCATGTGGGAATGCTGCACATTCTTCTATTACCTCTTCTGCAAAATTCTGTTCTGGCGCCCATATCATTCCAGACTCAAAAAGAGGAGCACATGTATTTACTCTAACATGTTTATCATTTCCTTTGCTCGGCGTAAAGCTAATAACTGGTATATCCATCTGTCTAAGTTCATATGTAAGTGGCAATCCTGAAGCTTTAGCCTCAACGATAACTGTTTCTGGATTCCAGTACTTATATTGCTCTAGTGCCTTTCTTCGAAGTTCAGGGAACTCGAAACGACCTTTTATGGCATCTAAAAGTATTAAATTGGCTCCTGAATCTTGATCTGGGTAAAATATACCCCAAGTAGTGATTGCACTAAAGTCTGCAGTCTCTTTTTTCATAAATGCAGTGTCATAAGACTGAATTACGTGTTGTAAAGGTGGAATATAATCTTTATCCCATTTTCGCCACCATTCTCGTTTTATAAGTGCTCCTTCTTCCGAAGTTGGACGTTGCATCCATTGTGCGTTCCATTTTCCAACTGGAAGGGTCGCTTTTACTTTTTCTAATTCTTCTAAGTTCCAATATTCAGGCCACACGGGTTCTATCTCAGGTCCGTGGTCCAAGATCGCTGGAAATTCGACCACGTGCCACTGATCTGCTTTAGCTTCTTTCTGTTTTGACAATAACATTCCTGTTAGATCTTTTTTTGACCATCTAGTCATAACGCAAACAATTTTTCCACCTGGTTGAAGTCTTTGACGTGGTCCTGACGTATACCACTCGTATGCATTCTCCATTGCGGTTGCTGAAAGCGCATCTTGCTCAGAATGGGGGTCATCAATTATTAAAAGATCGGCACCTCGACCAGTAATTGCTCCACCAACACCAGCTGCAAAGTATTCACCA